CACGGCGGGCGGCGCATCGTCAGCATCCGCGTCCGGCATTACCTACGCCTACGCGGCTGGCGGCAACTTTGGCGCAGGCGGCACGAATTCGGGCGGCGCGGGCGGTGCGGCTCTCACGACCAACGCATTGTGGCTTGGTGGTGCTGGTGGCGCGGGCGGAACGGCTGCGATTGGAACGACTGCTAGCACTTCGCAGGGCGCACCAGGAGGCGGTGGTGGCGGCGGGATGTCATCGGGCGGCACGACTTACGCTGGCGGATCAGGTGCTACGCGGGTTGGCATTGGCACGGGCGGCGATGGAACAGGCGGTGCAGGCAGCAATGTGGGCTTCTACGGTTCGGGTGGCGGTGGTAGCACCTCGTCAAGCGGCACAAGCGCAGCGGGTGGCATTGGTGGCTTCGGCGCGGGCGGCGGCGGATCGGGTGGATCTTCCACCGCTACGGGCGCTGGCGGCAACGGTGGCGGTGGTCTCATCTGCATCATTTCCTCGTGGTGAGCCATGACCATCGAAACCAAGAATGCCGTGGAATTTTGGATGAAGCCCGCGCAGCTTGCGGTAGCGGTCATTGCCATTGCCGGGGCGTTCATTTATGCGGGGCAGCGCAGCGAACGCGACGAGCAGCAGACGCGCGCCTTGGACAAGATGGCTTCCGAGATGGAGAAGATCCAGCAGGCGACCGGGGAGGGGAATGCACAGATCCGCGTCATCAACGTCCGCATCGGGGCGCTCGAGGAGCGCGTGGGGAAGATCGAAAAGCAATGAGCCGGGTATGGCTTGCCCTTGCGGCGGTGGCCCTGCTGGCGGTCGCGTGCAGCCCGGTGGAACGTATCGCGGGTGATACGAACGCCATCCGCACGGATGCCCAGGCGCTCATTGACCACGGCCACGCCATCAAGGACGCGGAGGTGGTGGAGCGCGCCACGCGCATTGACACCACGGCGGCCGACATCCACGTTCAGCTCACCCAGGTGCAGGACATCACCCCGGCGTGGATTTCGACCCTGCGGTGGTGGGGCATCGGCGTGGCCGTGGCGGGCATCGCCTTCCTCGTATGGCAATCGGGCATCGGCACGGCCATGCGCGTTGCAATAGGGTGGTTGCCTCGTAAAAAGGTGACCCAGGCGGAACTCGCCGTGGATATGCTAGACCCCAACCGACCCGAAGGGGATCGGGAGTACGTTGCCGCGATGCGGGCGCAAGACCCGGAATTCGATGCGGCGTTCCGCAAAGCACAGACCCGAAGAAAGGCTTGATGATGCTTCTCGCAGACCTCTCCAGTTTCGTTGGCTCGGTGTGGGCGGCCGCCCTTTGCTTCTGCATCGGCGTTGCCGGCGGCATCTACCTCTGCAAGCGCGGAATCATCAAGTGACGCGCCTGCTCATCTTCATCGCTGCGCTCGTCATCGTGGCATGAGCGGCATACTGAACGCTTCGTGTTGCTGCGGCGGTGGGACCATCCCGCCGGGTAACACCGTCTGCGTTCCGGTTGTCGGTACGTCTACCCCGACCTTCACCATCACGGCATCCCAGGCTGGATGGGTGCGCGGAGAGCCGAAGGGGCTTTCTAGTACCACCGACTGTGTGTCCACCATTTGCGGCACATCTACGCCGATCTATTGCGACCGTAAGATTTGGGCTGGATGGAACAACTCGGTGGGGGCATACGATGGAAAGTATTACCGCGATGGTTGGTATCGCAATGACGATCCAAATTGCGAGTGCTGCGATATCACCGAGGACACGTTGACTTATACGGGCGGAAGCTGGACTGCCACTATGCAGTTTGGAGGCGGCGCAAACACGGTCAACGTGCTTTCGGAGTCCAACACGTTCGTGAGCGGCGGGGTATCGGGAGTAAAATACCTTTGTTCCGATATTGACCTTGGCGGTGGTTGCACTCGTTGCCCCACTTGTTGCGGTGGCGCTGGCGGTCTGTACGACATCGTGATCGTGAATTTTGGTGGCTACAACGAGACTGGACCGTATTACCCCGTGCAGGCAACCAACGAATTTGGCGCTCCGATTTGCGATCCACCGTACGACAGCGCATTCGCCAACACTTACGCATACGGATATTCGGCACAGGTCTGCTTCTACAAGCCCGTACCTTTCACCGCCACTCGTACGCTCACGGGAATCTATACACGGTTCTCGTCGTATGTGACCGTGCCGCTCAACTTCTACCAAACTAACGCCAGCTTTGGCGGCCCGTGGAATTCTCTTTCGTATGCACCGCCGTTCCCTGGCGCGTCATGCGACACCATTACTACAGGCGCGCCCGACAACCCAGCCGAGTGCTTGTGCGGTTCAGCCAACGGCTACGGGTTCACCTTCCCGTCCACCATCACGCTGACATGATCTACACCACCAACGGACGCAGCATCGAAGTCCCCGACTCCGTGCCGGCCGCGGAGCGCGAGGCGTGGGCGCTGGCGCAGCTTGACCGCACGCGCAAGCCCCAAGGATGGCGCGGCCTGGGGGACGTTGTGGCTGCCGCAACGAAGGCGGTAGGCATCCGTCAATGCGGCCCGTGCCGCAAGCGGCAGGAGGCGTTGAACCGCCTCGTCCCGTTCGCAAACGAAAACCCCCCGCCTGCCGGCCAACTTCCTGCGGCCGCAGACGGGGGGGAGAAGAACGACTAGCCTACGGTCAGAAGGGTACGTCCGCGGGGTCAACCTTGGCCGGGGCAATCGGCCCGATCACGCGCATGACCTGTAGCGTCTGCCCGATCCGGGCGACCTCGAGGCGCATTTCCTTGTCCACGTTCGCGTCCGCCAAATGGCCATACTCGACAATCGAGGTGGCGATCCACGCCGCGCCGTGTTCGCCTACGGCGTTGATTGCAATGGGCTTGCCGGGGCGGCGCACCACGCGCAGGATCTTGAACGCCCCCTCGTATTCGTCAGGGTAGCCGTCAGCCGCCTTGGGGGTTTCCGGGGCCGGGTTTGCCTCCTGCTTGGCCGTGCGCTTGCGGACGGGCTTCGGGGCATCCTCCACCACCGATGCCTCTGCGTCAATCGTAGGGGCTGCGGGTGCGGCAAGGGCGGCGCGGGCCTTGGGAGCCTCGTAGCCGCGGGAGGGTGCTTCCTCGGTGATCTCGGTCTCGCCGTGGGCTTCAACGTACACCGGGGCCGCGCCGAGCGCGTCCGGGCAATGTTGTTTATATCCGCTCGAGATGCAGCGGGCGAACAGCATGGCCTTCGGCCACTTGCGCCAATTGTCCCCGCCGAGCTGCGCCCGCTTCGCATCGTCCATTGAGAAGGTCGTGGTCCCGATCTCCTCCCACTTGTTCTCCGGGCTGCGGCCGAAGAACACGATGCTGCACTCCGTGTCCGTGCAGGCGGCGCGGTAGTCGTACTTCCCTGCGCGCTTGATTGCTGCGGCCATCAGGTTGGCGGCCAAGACGGCCTTGCCCTTGATGATGTGCAGCCCGGTCATCGCGTCATAGTCCGACAGGCCCAGGCCGCGCCCGATGATGATCTTCGCGCACGCTGCGGCCTCGGACTGAATGTCGGGGAACATCCCCGAAGCCTTGAACACCTGGGCAACCGACATGGGGTCAAGCTGCGCTTGCCCGATCCTTGCGAGTTCCATATGCATCTCCTCGTGTACGCGGAGCGCCGCGCCCGTCCCGCGCAACGTGCGAGGGCGTGATCATTATACGGCCCGGTAGCCGAAAGTCAAGCGGCCGAAATGGCGATGACCGTCTGCGCGGTCGGCCCGTATGCCTTGGTGGCCCAAATCTCCACCACTTGTGCATCGTCGCGGTAGGCAATGCCCGTGAGCGCGTCTAGCGTGGCGCGCACGAGCTTGTCGGTGTCGGGCTTGCCGGGGAACGTGCGGGCGGCCGTCCGCAACCCACGCGCTCCGAAATGGCTAGCGGGGCGGACGAACGAGAACGCCACGCGCACGCTGACCGGGCCGTCCACCACGGTCGCGCCGGCGACGTAGGCCGCTGCCGCCACGGCGGCGCGGTAGGGCTTGACCTTGGCGCTTGACTCCACGAGGACGATGCGGCTACCCCTGCGAAAAACGGTTTTACTTCCCTGCGGCGCGGCTGCGCCGGGGACGCTGAACATCAATGCGCCTGCTTTGCCTGCTGGCTCTTGCAAAGTTCCAACTCCTGCTGTAGTTGATTCCCGGTACGCATGATCCGCGCCATCTCCCGGCGGATGCGAATCACCTCGTGCATCGCCTCAATGGTGAGGGGGTCGGTAGTCGCGCTGCCCTTGATACGGTCCACGATGTCCTCGTCCTCCTCCTGGCGCGGCATTGGTTACCCCTCACCCGCATACAAGATGCGCTCAATGTGCGTGGGCAGGACGTTGCGGCACTTCTGCGCTTCCTCCTCGGCTCTGATGGCGCGGTCGCGCCAAGTCGTGCCGTTGGGATTCTGCACCGTGGGGCGGTCGCTGTAGACCAGCAGCTCCATGCGTGCAAGCATCGCCTCCGCGGCAACCGCTCGCGCTCTCCAATCCACACACGGATCTTCCATCGCGCCGTCCTCCTTTCGGAGCAAACGTACACGGGCGGGGATACTAATCATGCAAACCTCCTGCCGCTTTTCGTGCGGCGGCGGTCTTTCCTTGGAGGATGCGGCGGATGGCGCTGACGGACACCCCCAGCTCCGCAGCGATGATGGCCTTGCTGACACCCCGACGGTGCGCCGACAGGACGGACGCAGCCTGTTGCAATGTCACCTTGCGCTTGATCCCCACAAGGCGGCTGACCGTGGACCGATGCACCCCCCACTTGATTGCGATGGCCTTGGGCTGCATCCCGGCGGCCTCGTCGGCAATGATGCCGGCGCGGACGGATTCTGCGGTACGCCTCATTCTGCGGCCTCCCTTCGGATCTTGATGTCTGCCGACACTTTGAACACCAACCGCGCAATGTGCGGGTGCTTGTCGTTGATGACGATGGCGGCAATATCGCGCCCGGTCGCATCGCTAAACACCACCTGGGTGGATGGCCTCACCGTAATCGCCAGCAGCTTCTGATGGGCGATGTCAACCATCGGCCACCTCCATCGCCTTGAGGCTGTCGGCCACGAACGACACTACGCGGCCAAGGTATTCCGTGCGCACGTTGTCGGCGGTATCGCCTTGCTCCCACATCGCCACGCTCGAGATGCGCGTGGCAATCACGGCATCCCGGCGCTTGCTCTCCCCGATGTCCACAAGCAGCGCGTGACAAAGCCAATACCGCACCGGGAAGTAATCCTCTTGAGTGCTGGTGAGGTTGTCCAGCGGAGCGCACCCGATGGCAGCAATGGCGGGAACGCCATCCTTGTTGGTCGCTGGCATGGCAAGCGTGGCCGAGATGGAATCCTCGTCAACGTAGTTCGGCAGTCCGTCCAACCGCCATTGCACTTCCAAGATGGTGGGCGTAGCCCAACGGTTTTCGGTAGTCATTCCTTCGTCCTGATCTCCGCGTCCACCGCGGCAATGCGTTCCCCGATCCATGCCATGCAATTCACCGCCATGCTGTTGCCAAGCGCCTTGTAGCGCGGCCCATCCGGGCAGTCCTCGGCTTGCTTCTTGCGCCACGGGATGAGCGTGTAGTTGCGCGGAAATCCCTGTAAAAACTCCCATTCAATGGGGGTAAGCCGGCGCACGGTCATGGCCTGCATCGCCATTGGAGTGTTCCGTCCACTTGCGTTGCTATTGGTGTTGACTGTTCCAGCGATGTTGTTACATCGAACTTCTCCAATTTGGT